GGTAATAATATAAGCACAGATAGCAATAGCTTGGTGCCTCCTGCTACAAGCACAACCCAAGCGATAAATGGAATTAATTCTACGTGGACAAGCCTAGATGCTACAAATATGCCGAACTTCTCTGTAACAGATTCAAGCAAACCCTGGCAACTAACAACAACACTCAGTCAACCAGGGCTAAAATCTCAGACCATAATCCAGAGGACCACCGAGGTAACCTCAGTCACAGACACGGTTTCCACGTTCAGTCAGTAAAATACTTACTAGTTGCATTAAACATATTCAGTGCTCCTATTTATGCCAATGAGGTAGGTGGTGTCAGTGCTACTGCCAATCCTGTGGCTAACAGCTCAGGTAGTGTTACGAACCAAGCAATACAAGTATTACAAGGACCATATATAACCAACACTTATGGCAATGCAGTTTCATGTCAGGGATCTACTTTGAACATTACTCCGTTTGTAACTCTGAGTGATTCATGGAAAGAACCATATGAGGCAATCTATATGGACCCAGTGTTTGATAATAGTGATGCCAACAATGATGGAGTGTTAGACAATCCAGGATCTATCCTCTATCACAAACCTACCAGAACAGGTCAGAAGACTAATCACAATATTGGATGGGGCATTTCAGCTACAATATCCATACCACTTGATAAACGTCATAATGAGGGCTGCCTGAAGGCTGCTGATATACAGAATCAATACCATGCCCAGCTGGTTGCTAATAAAAGATTAGACTTCGAAATTTCAAGATTGAAGCACTGTGCCGAGCAAAAGAAGCTCGGAGTATCATTCCACCCTAAGAGTCCTGCTTATCAAATCTGTGCAGATATTGTTGTGAAAAATCCTCATGGTGTTATTCCTAATCATCAACACGAGATTCCGAAATAAGTTTTTTCTTTCTTTTCAATCCTTTAAATTTTTCTCCCTGTTTTTTACCTAGTAAAGCTTTAATTTTCTTAGTAGCCTGCTTTATTAAGGGTTTTATTAACCTTAATAATAGGGGTGTTGAAGCTGCTGCAGCCGTTGCTACAACTGCGATTGCAGCTGTTGTACTTATTTGAGGTACAGTTGGTAGTAATTTTTCGATAGGTGAGGTCAATTCATAGTTTGTTATGCAGGTCTGACCATCTTCTGAGAGCGTATGAGATACAACCTTTTCCCTGGATTCAGCATTTCTCATATCCCCTACCCTCTGGTCTGTAGGTCCAGGGCAGGGTACATCTTCTTTCGGATTATTTGGTATATCTTCTAAATTAGGTTGAGGTGTTTCTACTTCTGGTGGTGGATTTACAGGGGGGACTGACTGTTCCTGTACATACACCAGATTCTCTGGTTGATAATCCATAGGTTCAAACCAGGGTACAGAACCATCACACATAACACGAGATCCTCGTTCATCCTGATTGACAAGTTCTATAGAATTTTTATTTGCAGGATTATATTTAACACAACCTGGAACATCTATTATTGGAGATCCAATAGATAAAGTTACAGGTGGAGTCTGAGGTATTGAAAAATTTATATTAGGTAGTGGGATTGCATTAATCCCTATGTAATTTATTCCAATAGTCTGTATCTCAGGCACTAACAGTCCTGGAAGTCTCTAGCCATCTGACCACCTATCTCTGCACCTTGTTTCTGTCCAAACATATTAAAGAATCCAGCTACTAACCATCCGACATATGGTATCTCTGTAAGAGTAGGAGTTATAGGAGCAGTAATACTGGCTGCTGCAAGCTTCCCTGTAGCCTCTCCAGAGCCTTCTGCTTTGATACATGCAATCTGCTTGGCAGTTAGTTCAGAGCCCTCTGAGACGCTTCCAGAGCCTACTCCTGCTACTGACTGTTCATATGTCTTTACTTCTGACTTACCCATACCAAGAAAACCTGCTGGTCTATCAACATGTTTTTCAGTTTCAATTATCTTTGGTGAGTGAGATTTATATCTGATGGTATATCCTTTCTCTGTAACACTTGCTATATAACTTGTATAAGGTCCTACAGGTAAATTTATTAAAGGTAAACTACTTTTTTTATTAACTGTTGACTGTATCAAAGCGAGATGAGACAAACCAAACAATATTCCTAAAGAACCTATAAGTATTTTCTTCGATCTAGATGGCCTCTGACTGTACATTTTTCATATTATATATACTTATTCTACTGTGATCTTTACTAACTAACCAGTCTAATCAGCAGGATCAGGAGTATTACCTTCAGCAACCCACTCAAGATATTCTTGGTAATCTTTGTTTCCTTCGTCTTTAGGGATAGCTGCATTATCAGCTATTCTAATAATTACGTTGTCCTCTGATGTTATCCCTGTTATTCCATCAGTTTTGTTTTTTAATTTGTAGGTCATAGTTCAGCGTCAGCAGATACAATTTTGGCAGCAATAGGTTTAGCAGAGCCAGTATCCCAGTTACCACTATTTTTTGCACATTTACCTATTCCATGTTTACCGATATCTCCTGCTGTGGCTGCTATACCATGTGCTGCTCCATGTTGCGTTACCACTCCAGCATTGTTACCAGCATTATCACCAAAGATTACAGTAGGGGCTGCTCTCATAATCACTGGAAATTGTATACCACCATAAGCTGAATCAGTATCAGCATTATCAGCTATAAATATGCCAGCAATAGTATCAGTGGCTCCATAAAAATACCTACAACATAAAGCAAGTTCTTGACCGAATGTCCGATGCTCAAAATCTGTTGCATGTTCACCTACTTCAAATTGAATTCCTGTTATTTCAACAACATCATCTGTGCTTTGTCCAAATGTTCCCGTATTACCAACATATCTATTTACATTTACAAGATCAGCCCAAGTTCCATTTAATGCACTTCCACTCTTAAAACCAGTTCCACTAGCTAATACAAACTCAAATTTTAGTCCCGAAGTATTATCATCAGCTATAGCATTTGAAGTATCACCATCAATAGTAATTGTTTTCTTTTCCCAAGTATTAGCAGAAGATACAGTAAAATTTACCGCATTCATTCTATTACCATCAGGTCTGTAATACCATACTGTATAAGTTTCTGTTTTATTTGATCTTATATAAAATGTAAGAGTGGTTTTTTTAGCACTACTACTTCCATAATTAAGATGTTGAACATCTTGACCCTCCATGTCATAGCCTATTTTACATTCTTGAGTACCAGTAGGAGCGGAAGCTGCTGATGTACAATCTATTTTAAAACATCTTGGAAATTCTGGTAGTGTTGAACCAGAAGCAGCTCGTGAAAATGAAAATGTCCCACCATAGATTGTAGTGCGTAATCTGTCTGGTCCATAATAACCAGTTGAGGTAATCCCAGTAACATCTCCTCTCTGATTAACAAGAGCAGCACCATTAATATTTATTCTTCTATTACTTAAATTATTAGTAATATTGGCAGTACACCCACCAGAAGAACTATCAATAGTGATAGCTGCTGTACTAGCTCCTGTTCCTTTTATACTGTTGACTTTTAGCTCTGACATAATTAACTAGGCTTTGGGTTGTCTGTTTTTACTTTAGCAATAGCATCTTTCCAGGTTGTTGTGCCGTTAACGCTATCCCAATATTGCATATCAAGTTGCTCTTGAATAGACGGATATGATTGTTCTCTATTTTTCTTATATTCATTTGCATTTTTCCAAGCTGTATAAGCTGTATTTAATTCATCATCTGTGGGTTGTGAATCTTTATTATTTGAATCCCAAGATGTTATTTGGTGTGGAGGGATAGATTGATTTAACTTATATAAATTACCATTTAAACCAAGCTGTGTGATAGCTAAAACAATATCTGTATCTGAATTTATTGCCATTTTTTATACCTCCTTATATATTTCAACAAGAGTAAATACATTACTAGGGTCAGATGCACCAGTAAACTCATGAGAAAAACCAAGTCCAGACGTTCCTTCTTGTCGTGATGTCCTATATCTTATTGCAAAATATGTTTCAGAACTAATAGTTTGTCTTGTACTTCCAAATGAAGAACATCCATCTCCTTCCCCAGCTGCACCTCTAAGAATTTCAGAAGTTCCAGTAGCAACTCTTGTTGCTCCACCTGTGCCTGAACTTGCCACAGTAACTAATTCTGTGACTGTTCTTTCTGTTCTATAAAAAGGAGTTTTCCATTTAATTAGATATGACCCTGCTTGCAAAATAAAATGATTATTGCTTAATGAAACAATACCATCAGGGTCATCTAATTCTGTATTTAAATCTCTTTGGTAAAAACCACCTGTAGAGTTTGTACCTCCTCCAGAAGCGTTGTTTGCTTTAACGTCAGCAACAATCGCATAGCTTTTAAATGCAACATCAGATGTTCTTGCAAGCGTACCATCTGCGTCACTTGGTAATGTAATCGTTCTGTCTGACGCAGGGTTAGAACTAGGTGCAGCTATTATTACACCATTTCCACCGCTATGTGTTAGTTTGATTTGACTCATGTTATGTAGGCTCCGTTGGAAAAGTAACAGATGTCATATCTAAATCACCATTACTATCTATTTTAGGTGATGCAGACGCAGGTAAATCTCTTAGTGCTTGTCTATAAGTTACCCAGCTATCTGCAAGTGTCAAATCAGAACTAGCTCTCCAATCACAAGTTGCAAGTCTTTTATCTCTTTCAAGTCTTAGTAATCTCATGGGTTCTGCATTATTTAATCTTGTAACTTCTGCATCTATTTCACTTTCTGTTGGTTTTGTTGTGCTATCTAACCAATTTAAACCAGAATAATCCTTGCCAACCCATGTCCACTCTGCATCAGGTTTTAAAGTTCCAATAGCATCAATTTTTGTATATATCACCCTGCTATCTCCAATAATTCAATAGTTGAAACCATACTGTCTCTTTGAGCTTGTACTCTACCTGTATTAGATGTTGCAATCGTAGCAAACTGTGTTTTATAAGTTACAGAACTTGTAGTGCCTGGACTATCAAGTTTAAAAAGAGGTACTCTCATCCCTAACCTTAAAAATGCATTATAATTTTGTACTGAAAATCCAAGAGAATCATTCATAGATAAAGTGTGATCGAGAATTGTTGTTGAGTCTCTAACTAATGTTAATCTACCATTAACACCAGATCCACTATCCCTAAATGGACAATATGCTTGATTAACTAAAACAAGAATTTTACTAGAGGTAGAACTTGGAGTTATAGATGCACTTAAATTTGTATCTTCTAAACTCGTCGATGATGAAGTAACTTGTGTATTTGTTGTCGCTTCTACGGTTTGAATAACAGAACCTGCTGCCATAGCAGAATCAGGTAATTGAGATAATCCTGTAACTGCTCCTGATCCGTTTAATGTAATAGGCATAATTTAAACCACCGTATATACTGAACCGCTAGGTATAGTGAGGGTCACACCTGCATTTATTGTAATAGGTCCAAAGCTACCAGCATTGCAGGTAGATCCAAACTCAGTACCGATTGTGTAGTTAGTTGTTATTGTTGTCCCATTCTCTATTATCACCTTGTCAGAGCCTCCTCCGACAGCTCCACCCCCTGACTGATCAACGAATGAGAGTGTTCCTCCACCATCTGTGGCAAGCACCTGGTTTGCACTCCCTTGACCCGTCGGGAAGGTGGCAACTTTGGTTCCATTAGAAGTAATAGAAACTAATCCATTACCACTCCTAAATATTCCAGTATCAGTATCTGAACTAAATGTTATAGAAGGAACCGCAGTAGTTCCATCTGGAAATGTTCCACCAGCATTTAAGTAATCTGCACCAGCAAGTATCACTCCAAAGAATGATTCTCCTGAAGCTGGGGCAGAACTAAAAACTATATTTGTACCTGAAAATTTAAATCCAGTTGTACCTGTAGTATCAGGTTCCTGAATTACACCACCGACAGATATTATGCATTGTGATTCAAACTTTGGAAAAGGAACTGGGGCAGAACCTCCGACCTGTAA